CGCGGTTTACATCCGGCCCGAAAAGACAAAGGGCGGCGTCATCCTGCCGGGTCAGGCGCGCGATGAGGATCGCTTCCAGTCGAAGGTTGGTTTGATTATCAAGGCTGGCCCGATTGCTTTCATCGACGAAACCGGCCGGTGGTTTCAGGATTGCAACATTCAGGTTGGTGACTGGGTTGTTTTCCGCCCGTCTGACGGCTGGAACATCACGATCAACGGCGTCCTGTGCCGGATGTTGGAAGATACGAGCGTGCGCGCGAAGGTTTCCGGGCCCGATCAGGTCTGGTAAGGAGGCAAAATGGCCGAAAAAGATGATGAAAAGGCAGAGTCTGTTCAGGAAAAGCCGGAAGAACAGCTTGAACTAGAGATTTCAGCCTCGGAAGAGGGCGGGAAGTCGTCGGGAACGCCGGAAAGCGGCCCGCCCAGCGAAGAAAATGCGCTGGAAGCGCTGAAAGCGCGCCTTGAAGAAGAGAAAAAGGCGCGACTGGATGCTGAAAAGCGCGCTCGTGAAGCATCTGAGAACGTCAACCGCGCCAATAGTGCTACGCAGAACGCCAATCTTGCGTTGGTCAACAACGTAATTGAGCGGTTTAAGAACGAAAACGAGCAGTTGAAGGCCGCATATCGCGATGCGATGTCGGCAAACGACTACGACCGCGCCGCTGAGATCCAGTTGGCGATGTCGCAGCGCGCCGCACAGCTCCAACAGCTCGAAACCGGCAAGGCGGCAATGGAGGAGGAGGCGAAAGCCCCTGCTCCGCCCACCGATCCGGTGGAAGCGTTTGCTTCCCGCCTGTCTCCGCGCTCTGCGGAGTGGATTAGGGCGCATCCGCAGTTCGTTACGGACCAGAGGCTACAGCAGAAGATGGTCGCAGCGCACAATCTGGCGCTGGCAGACGGCATCCGGGCGGATACCGACGACTACTTCGCCGCCATTGAAGACACTCTGAGGATCCGCAAGCCGACAAACGACGTGCTGGAGCAGCAGGAAGAGGCTTTGTCGGTCGCCGCGGCACCCGTACAGCGTCGCACTGGTCCGCCAGCGGCACCGGTCAGCCGGAGCGGCAACAACGCCACTGGCAATCGGGCCAACAAGTTCACGATGACGCCCGAGATGCGTGAATTGGCCAAGGCCATGAAGATGACCGACGAGGAATACGCCAAGAACTATCTTGCCCTGAAGAAAGAGGGCAAGATTACCTCTCATTAGGAGTTAATCGATGGAAGACAACAGCAATCCTCCGGCACCGCCGGTAGTCCGGCCGGGTCGGCCCCGGAAGCCCCGCAACCCAGATGGCACCCTGGTGTCGTCTGTAGAGCCCGCACAGGCGGCTCCGCAGCCCCAGGCAGCGCAGGCAACCGACCGGCCGGATATCCGGCGCCCGATGCGGGACGAAGACCCCCGCGAGGCCGCAGAACGGCGTGCGGCCGAGATTATGGCCCACCTTGGTGGCACCATGGACGAGGGGACCGATGAGTTCTACATCGATCCTCACGCCATCCCCGACGGCTGGACCTACGAGTGGAAGCGCAAGACGGTCTATGGCTCTGAGGATCCGTCCTACTCAGTATCCCTGAAGCGTACCGGCTGGACTGAGGTTCCGGCTTCCCGGCACCCTGAAATGATGCCGGCCAATTTTAAGTCGGCCGTTATTGAGCGTAAGGGCCTAGTCCTGATGGAGCGACCGCAGTCGATCACCCGGCGGGTTGAATTGACGGACAAGGATCGGGCTCGCGAGCAAATCCGGTTTAAGGAGCAGCAGCTCACCCACGCCCCGGATGGCCAGTTTACTCGCGACCACGCCCAGGCGCAGCCGAAGATCAAGAAGAGCTATGAGGCGATGCCCATCCCGAAGGAGTAGCCACCCTTCTTTTGGGATGAGTATGAAAGGACCGGGCAAAAAACCCGGTCCTTTTTTTGTGGCCTATTTGCAAACATCAAATTGTCACCGTAGTATTAAGTAGTCCGCTCCCCCCGGTGTGGGAGCTTTTTTTTAATCTGGCTCTTAGTTGCCCCGGTGTGCGACGACGAGCCTCCCGTACAGGAGAACCGCAATGGCGAACACGAACGCGCCTTTCGGGTTCCAGGAATACTACGGCGGGGCTGGCGGTGCGCCGACCTTTGCCCAGTCGACCCGGCGCGTAGCGTCCACGGACTCTACCGCTATCTTCTTCGGCGATCCGGTTATGCCGGTCGTTTCCACTGCTAACGGTTACATCACGCAGGCTTCGCCGGGCACCACGGTTGTGGCCGGCATCTTCGTCGGTTGTAAGTATCTGTCCACGTCGCAGAAGCGCACTGTCTGGTCGCGCTACTGGCCGGGTTCGGATGCCACGGGCGACGTTGAGGCTTACGTGATCGATGATCCGAATGCGCGCTTTGTCGTCATGGGCAACAGCACGACGTTCAACATCACCGGCACGCTGTCGACCTACACGTCGTCCCCGGTTGGTCAGTATGCGCAGTTCGCTATCGGCACTGGCAACACTGCCAGCGGCCAGAGCGGCGCGTACCTGAACACGCTGGGCACCACGGTGACCTATCCGTTCATCGTCGTCGATCTCATCACCTCGCCTCCGGGCTCTAACGGTGCTGATCCGACCACGGCGTACAACTGGGTTGTGGTTGGGTTCAACAACCAGATCGCCCGCACCAACGGTGCTGGCCCGACTGGCATCTCCTAAGGAGTAAAGAACCATGGCAGTCAATCTTTCAGCCATTAAGGATCTTCTCCTGCCCGGCCTTCGCGGCGTCGAAGGCAAGTACGAGATGATCCCGTCGCAGTATGACAAGATCTTCACGAAGCACGACTCGAAGATGGCGCTCGAGCGCACCGCCGAAATGCGGTACCTCGGCCTCGCTCAGTTGAAGACTGAAGGCGGTCAGACTGCATTCGATAACGGCGCTGGCGAGCGTTATGTGTACAACCAGGAGCACACTGAAATTGCTCTTGGCTACGCGATCACCCGCAAGGCCATTGACGACAACCTGTACAAGACGCAGTTCCACCCGTCGAACCTCGGTCTGATCGAGTCTTTCCAGCAGACCAAGGAAATCTACGGCGCGAACGTGCTCAACACGGCGACGACCTACAACGCCAACATCGGCGGTGACGGCAAGGCGCTCTGCGCCACCGACCACCCGATTGATGGTGGCACGGTCGCCAACAAGCCGTCCGTTCAGGTCGATCTGAACGAGTCGAGCCTTCTGAACAGCATGATCGCAGTTCGTACGAACTTTAAGGATCAGGCTGGCCTGAAGGTCTTCGCTCGTGCGCGTAAGCTCGTTGTTCCTGCGCAGCTTGAGCCGGTTGCTATCCGTCTGACGAAGACGGAACTGCGTGTGGGCACTGCCGACAACGATGTCAACGCAATCATGTCGACTGCGGGCGGCCTGCCGGAGGGCTACATGGTCAACGACTTCTTGACCAGCGCCTACTTCTGGTTCCTGCTCACGAACATTGACGGTCTGTCCTACATGGAACGCGTCAAGTTTGAGACGGACATGCAGGTCGACTTCGTCACGGACAACCTGTTGGTGAAGGGCTACGAGCGTTATAGCTTCGGCTATTACAACTGGCGCTCCATCTACGGTTCGTTCCCCACCCACTAAGGAGCTGACCCATGGGTATCACTCATCTTAGCGGGTTGGAGGTCGCAGGCGTCCCGACTATGGGCATCGGCGGTGCGCCGATGTACACGGGCAGCTGGTATTTCGTCGATCCGGTCAACGGTTCTGACGGCGGTACCGGTGCGGCTAACGATCCGTTCCAGACCGTTTATGCGGGCTACAATGCTTGCACGAGCGGCAACAATGACGTGGTCGTGATTGTTGGTGACGGCGCGACGACGGGCACTGCTCGTATGTCCACCGCACTCGCGCAGACCATCAACTCGGCTGCCACGACTGGCACGATTACTTGGGCAAAGAACGCTACCCATCTTATTGGGCAGACGGCTCCGACGCTCAACGCTCGTGCTCGTTTTGCGCCGCCGACGGGTACGTATACGGCGGCGACGTTCGGCAACTCCGGCAACATGTTCAATGTCACCGGCCAGGGCTGCTACTTCGCCAACTTCTCGGTCTACAACGGCTTCTCGACTGGTGCTACCGGTCAGGTCGCGTGGATCGAAGCTGGTGGCCGTAACACGTACGTTGGAGTCAGCTTCCTCGGCATGAACGACACTGCGTCGGCGAACAGCACGACCAGCCGCTCGCTCAGTGTCCGTGGAAGCGGCGAAAACACGTTCATCGACTGCGTCATTGGCGGCGACACCACGGCGCGTACGGCGGCGAACGCTTCGCTTGACTTCACGAGCGGCACCGCGCGCAACCGCTTCTACAACTGCACCTTCCCGTTCCAGACCAGTGCTGCTGGCGCCCTCGGCGTCACGGCCGCTGCCGCTGGCATGGATCGGTACCAGTTGTTTGATCGTTGCGTGTTCATCAACAACGTCAAGTCGACTTCGACGACGATGAGCGCCCTCGCGACGCTCGCCGCGTCCACCGGCGGCATGTTGCTGATGAAGGATCCGACCATGGTTGGCATTACCGAGTTCGGTACCGATGCCAACAGCCTTGGTCAGATCTATGTTGATGGCGCCGCGCCTGATGCCGCCACTACCGGCATCGCGGTCAACCCGTCGTAACAGGAGCACTAGACTATGGCACGCAAGTACGCTGAAGGCGGTGACGTCGAGTCTCCCTCGACTGGTGACCGCGAATGGGAACAGGACGCGGCTAAGAAGAACCAGCGCTATACCTACCAGAGCAACGTCAATGACGAAGCTGAGGAACGTAAGCGCGGTGGTCGGGCCAAGAAGAAGAGCGTCGGCAAGGTGCAGGGCATGGCGAAGGCCAATGCCGGGCGCAAGCCGCGCAAGTCTGGCGGCCGTGCGGGCTCTAACATGAACCCGCTTTCGTCTGCTCATGCCGGTACGCCGGCTAAGGGCCGTAAGGTCGAGCGCATCGACTAACGGGTCGGCGGGGGCTTCGGCCCCCGCCTTCCTTTTGAGGATTTATCATGGCCGGTGCATGGACCCGCAAAGAGGGTAAGAACCCGGAAGGCGGCCTGAACGAAAAGGGCCGCGCATCCTTGCGAGCGGAAGGGCGCAGTATTAAGCGACCGGTATCCCGCGAGGAGGCAGGACATAGTAAGATGGCCGCGGCACGCCGCCGGAGCTTCTGCGCCCGCATGGAAGGCATGAAGAAGCAGCTCACGGGCGCGAAGACCGCGAAAGACCCGAATAGTCGTATTAACAAGTCCCTGCGGAAATGGGATTGTTAGGCAAAGGAGCCGCCAATGATTCCGGTAACTGTTTCTGTCTCTGATGCTTCAGCAGGCGTCAAGTACAGTTCTTGGGTGCGTTTTGATAGCTGGGCCCTTCCCAACGTGTCGGTGCAGATCAACAAGTCTGGCACCGTAAACTACACGCTGGAGACGACGATGGACGATCCTAACTCGCCCACGGACGCAGTTGCGGTTAATGACGTGACTTGGTTCAATTCTACTGATGCCAACGTCGTAGGCGCTACCGCTGCGAAGCAGACCAGCTTCACGTCGCTTATCCCGACGTTTGCGCGCATCAAGCTCAATAGTGGCAGTGGCTCGGTTACCGCTACCTTCGTTCAGGCTGGCAACGTGACGTTTTAAGTCATGACCACTAGCGGCACATATTCGTTCGATCCGTCGCTTGGCGAGCTGACGCTTTATGCGTTCAACATCGCTGGTTTGCGCAACACGTCTTTGCTGCAAGAACATATGCAGTCGGCGCGTATGGCGACGAACATGATGTTGTCAACGTGGGCGAATAAGGGCGTCAACCTCTGGACCGTTGATCTCGTGTCCGTCCCTCTTGTGCAGGGGCAGGCGACTTACAGCGTCGATGCCAGCACGATTATGGTGCTGGATGCGTACATGCGGATCGATGATGGCGTGACCGATCCTATCGACCGCCTCATCCTGCCGATCAGCCGCACGGAATACGCGAGCTATCCGAACAAGGAACAGCAGGGCTTCAGCACTGTGTTCTGGTTTGATCGTCTGGTGTCGCCGACGATCACCCTCTGGCCGGTGCCGGACGGCACCAGCGCGCAGTATCTGAAGTACTACCGCACGCGGCAGGTGCAGGATTCCAATCTGACCAATGGCCAGACGGTTGAGATCCCGTACCGCTGGCTCGAGGCGTTCGCCGACGGCTTGGCATATCGGCTGTCAAAGATTTGGTCGCCGGAGAAGGCGGTCGCGCTCAAGGCCGTGGCTGATGAGTCGTACAATGTCGCGGCTTATCAGGATGTAGAGCAAGCATCTCAATATATCTCTCCGCAAATCGCCGGCTATTACAGGCCGTAGCGCATGGCGTACGCATCTCAGGCGGGCAGAGCAAGAACAAGTTCACGCGCGCCACAAGCGCACGCGATCTGCGACCGATGCGGCTTCAGGTACAATCACGTTGATCTGCGCTGGCAGTTCGACTGGGCTGGCGCGTCTCTGATCAACAAGCGCATTCTTGTCTGCAATCGATGCTACGACACTCCGCAGGAGCAGCTCCGCGCGATTGTTGTGCCCGCAGATCCGGTGCCGATCCTCAACCCGCGTATTGAGTACTTTGTCGCGGATCAATCGAACAACCGCACGACGTCCGGTCAGAACTCGGTCGATCCAATTACTGGTATCCCTGTTCCTGGCGGCGATACGCGCATTACTCAAAACGACGACATTCGCGTTGTCCAGCAGACGGGCGAACCGCCGGGCGGCTTGAACGAGCAGCCGGGCACCGATCCGAATGCTCCGGGCAACGACGATCCTGGTTTGCCGTATGGCAATGACACTGTTCCTGAGACGGGGCCGCTTACATGAGCAACGTGCAGATCCCCAACCTACCGGCAGGCACGTCTCTTAACGGTGACGAGCAACTTGAGGCGGTGCAGTCCGGCACTTCCGTCCGGGTGACTACGGATCAGATTGCGCAGTACAGCCAGTCTCAGTATCCGGCACCCGGCGTCACTAGCATTGCGACCAGCTCGCCGATCACCGGCGGCGTCATCACCACGACCGGCACGATTGGCCTTGAGGCCGCTGCGGTAGCAAATAGCTACCTTACGAACATGCCCGCCGGGACGGTTAAGGCGAACGTCACTGGCGGTTCCACAACTCCGCAGGATGTCACGCCCACCGAAGTGCTGGACATCATCGGCACGACGCGCGGCAACATGCTGTACCGTGGCGCTACCGAATGGTTGGCGCTGACCTCCGGCACGGCCGGTCAGGTTCTGACTGCCGCTGGCCCCACCAGCGATCCGCTCTGGCAAGATCTTTCCATCGACCCTGGTTCGTTGACGCCCACCGGCGTTTCTGCCGGCACGTACGGCAGCGCGCTGAATGTTGGGCGCTTTACGGTCCTTGATACCGGGCAGCTCACGTACGCGAACGACATCGCGATCCAGATCCCCAGCACCCAGGTTACTGGCCTGGGCACGATGGCCACGCAAAGTGCAAACGCCGTTGTCATCACTGGCGGCAGCGTGAATGGCACGATCATCGGCGCAACCACGCCAGATGCTGGCTATTTCACCTCGTTGACTTCTACCGGCGCTACCAACCTCGGCACTATCAACACCGGCACTTGGAACGCGACCACGATTGCCGTGGCAAAGGGCGGCACGGGCGCGACCACCGCGTCGGCGGCTCGTTCCAACCTCGGCGCAGCGGCCAGCGGCGCAAACAGCGACATCACCAGCCTGTCGGGCCTGACCACTCCGCTTTCTGCTCCGCAGGGCGGCACTGGGTTCGCTAGCTATACGACTGGCGACGTTCTGTACGCTAACACGTCTACGACGATTGCCCGACTGAACGATGTTGCTACTGGCAACGTCCTGTTGTCTGGCGGCGTTGGCGCCGCACCATCTTACGGCAAGGTCGGGCTCACCACGCATGTGAGCGGCACGCTCGCAGTAGGCAATGGTGGTACGGGCGCGACGACGCTCACCGGTTATGTGCAGGGCAATGGCACAAGCGCATTCACTGCGAACGCCACGATCCCAAATTCCGATCTTGATAATGACAGCATCACTATCGGTTCAGACATCCTAGCGCTCGGCGACAGCACCACCACATTGGCTGGCCTGGACAGCGTCACGCTGACGCAAGATCCGTCTTCTGCGCTTGAGGCGGCGACCAAGCAGTATGTCGACAATGAAGTTGCGACTGTATCTAACACGACGTTCCACGAAGAAGCGCAGGCTTCAACTACCGCAAACCTGACTGCGGATTATGACAATGGAGTTGGCGGCGTCGGCGCCACGCTCACGAAC